CCACCGTCCGTTAGGACGGAAAAGCCCCCGGCAGGGCGCAAAGGCACTTTTGATAGAGCGTAGCCTGTCGAAAGTGCTTTTGCGTTACTTTCGGGAAAGTAACAAAGCCTTGCGCCTTTCGGCGCAGTAAAATTAGCGGCACAAATATATAGAATGTGGAGGATATGCCTATTGGAAAGAACGATTAGCGGCATGATGGGGAAAGGTTCAGTCAATCACAATGCGAGAGCCTTTAGCGCAAAGAATGTAGATAAGGAACGAAGCCGGGATAACGTGGAATTTTGCCACTCGGATATAAAAGAGGTCTATCACAATCTTTTTGATGAAGCACTGGAACGCTACAACGCAAAGCAGAAACGGAGTGACCGAAAGATTGACGATTACTATGAGAAGATACGCCGGGGAAAGCAGGAGAAATTATTTTATGAGGTAATCTTCCAAATCGGCAACAAGGACGATATGAACGTGCAGAGCAATGAGGGGCAGTTGGCGAAAGAGATTTTAAGTAAGTTTATGGAACAGTTTCAGAAAAGAAATCCGAATTTGTTTGTGTTTTCAAGTCATTTGCACATGGGCGGAGCAATTCAAAACCGAACACCCAGAAGATGCTTGCGCATCTTCTGAAAATGGCGGCTCTTCGGTACTATCCAGCATTTCTATATAGCTTATCTGTTTCCCGCCTTTGATGTTATAATAAATTACAACCTTATCATCATACAGATAAACTGAATTTATGAATGTATCAATAATTCTTTTCTGAAAATCTATGTCAAGCGCATCACCATTGCAGAACTGCTTTAGCCATTCTACAATTTGCTCTTCTGTAAGCTGCACTTTTGCCGATATGCGGAGTTTTGCAAGGTCAATCTCAACAGTTGACTTTTCTGCGTCCAGTTGTTCCATTTTGTCAAAGATTGGCTGGCGGGCGGCAGCAGGGCAGACAGCGAGGGTATCGACAAGGCGGCTTATTTCCGCGTTTATTTTGTTAAGCTGTTTCTCATACGCTTGTATGCGGTCAAGCCCGCAGTCCTTTTTATACTGGGCTACCAGTTGGGCGGCTATATATTTTATGCGCTCTGGTGTCAAAACATATTCTACGGTTTGCTCCACAACATACCATTCAATATAACCTTTCTTTTCGTTCTTCTTGTCGCATGTATGCTCTCTTCTGCGCTTCCTGCATGTGTAATAGTAGTAAGTCTTTCCGTTTTTTCCGTGTCCGGCTTCAGCAATCATATTCGTACCGCAATGACCGCAGTATAATTTCCCCTGTAGGAGATATTCAACAGTGGCTTTTGAGGCAGCAGGCGCACATTTTCGCTTGTCCATTAGCTCCTGCACTTTATAGAATGTTCTTTCATCAATGAGGGCATCACAGCCGCCCGTTACTTCTTCCCCGCCATGTTCATAAATTCCAATATATTTTTTGTTTTTCAAAACAGAATGCACGGTTGAAAGGGCAAAAGGAAGCCCTTTGCTGTTTCTTAAGCCGCGTGCATTCAGCTTGTCTACAATCTGCTTTTTTGGAACGCCGTTTGCATATTCTTCAAAGATATAGCGGGCTATAGGCGCGGTGTTTTCGTCTTCTACAAGCCGTCTGTTTTCCAGCTTATACCCCAGTGGCACATAGCCCCCTAAAAATACGCCCTTCATTCTGCTTTCGCGCTGACCGCGTATTACTTTTTTGGAAAGGTCAAGGCTGTATTGTTCTGCACTGGCTTCCAGTAGGGCTTCAAGGATAATGCCTACTTCTCCCTCTCCCACGTTTTCCATAGCAGAAAGCACTTTAACGCCGCACTGCTTCAATTTGTGCTTATATATGGCGCTATCGTATCGGTCACGGGAAAAACGGTCAAATTTCCAGACAATCACGCGCTGGAACTGCTGTTTTTTAGCGTCTGCAATCATGCGCTGGAAGTCCGGGCGTTCATCTGTGCGCCCTGTTATGGCGCGGTCTATATATTCGCCTACCACTTGCAGCCCTTGACGTTCTGCAAAGGCGTAGCAATCCCGCAGTTGTCCTTCTATGCTTTGTTCCGTCTGGTTATGCGAGGAATAGCGGGCGTATATTACGGCGTTTAGTGTTTGCTGCATTACTTTTCACCTTTTCCTTTCTCACCGTTAGAAATTTCATTCTTAAGTGCAGATAGCATAAGCTCTACGGGGTCATGCTTATTAAATTCACTAATCAAAGTTGCTTTTTGTTGGGCTGACATATCCGGGTATTCTTTGTCTATGAGTTCTAAAAGCCCTGTTAATAAATATAAAGAGGCTTGTGTTTGGCTCATTCCTTCAAGCGGTGTATCATTAAATGCAGGCTCATCTTTTCCCATTAAATAATCTAATGACAGGCCAGAACCTAAAGACAGGTCAACCAGTGCAGAAAAACTGATAGTAAAAGGCTTTCCGGCTTCCGTTGCTGTACCATTTTCAAGGGCTTCCAGTTTAGGCGGGCTTATATTGCACTTTTTAGCAAATTCGCGTATAGACATATTGCCACGCGCAGCACGGAGGCGTTTACCCAAAATATTATTATCAATCGAAACCATTTCTACAGGCTCTTCATTTTCTTCTTTGCCAAGTAAAGCATTGGGAGTAGTACCGAGAACATCACAAAGCAAGCGTATTGTTTGCGGTGACGGCTGCGAGCGGTCAAGCTCCCACATACGGACAGTGCTGCCGCTTTTATTCAACAGTTCGCCTAGTTCGGCTTGCGTCAACCCCTTTTCGGTACGAAGCATTTTTATTTTTTTTCCTAGAGAAGCTGCCATAATGCGTACCTCCTTAAATTTATGTCAATTATATTATACGCAATATAGTTGCTAATTACAAGAGAAACCGCAATTTTATTAAAAAATAGCTTGACAGCAATAATATTGCTATGCTATATTAAACGAAAGCAGCAATAATATTGCGGAAAGGAGAAAAAAGAATGTGTGAATTAAAAGAATTTAGAACACAAAAGGGACTAAGCCAAGAAAAAATGGCTAATGAATTAGGTGTATCTCTATCAATGTACGCAAAAGTAGAGCAGGGAACGGCAAAAGCTGGTAGGAATTTCATGGAAAAGATAAAACGGAAATACCCAGAAGCAAGTATAGACCATATTTTTTTTGCTGCGAATAGCAATAATATTGCTATTATGTAGGGGGGCGTACATAATGAAAAGATTTTTAGCAGAGGGGGAAGCCCTTATACAAGTGGCGGTCATGGGCTTGCGTGCGCCAGACGGCACAGTAGCGGAGAGCGTGCCATTGTACCGCATCATACCAGCAAAGGAAATCAAGCCGGAAAGCGGGCTGACAGCCGGAGAAGAGGCGGCATGTAAGGACATAGCAAAGCCGCTTTCAGACATATACAGGCAGTACAAAAGAGCGGAAAGAAAGGCAAAGGCAGGGGCGGGAATGCGGGCGCAGAATGCCTAAGAAATCAACGGTAAGGACACAGCCCAACAGCATAGCGGAATTATGCAGGGCAAAAAAGATAACGCAGAGGGAAATAGCAAGGCAGATTGGCTTCACCGAGGGCTATATAGCAATGGTGAAAAAGGGGAAAGTGGAAAATGTTTCCGTGGAATTTGCCGAAAAGCTGGCAGCAGTGCTGGGGGCAGAGCCGGAAAACATATTCCCGGACTATGGAAGCAGCAGGCAGCAGGCAAGGGAAAGCGTGCGGGCGTGCAGGGCTGGACAGGAAACCGCGCTGGAAGAGGCAGAAAGCCGGAAAAAGAGCATAGAGGGCATGAACGGAGGGCAGCAGCCGGAAGACAAATTCAACGTGAAGACGCAGCCCAACAATATTTCCGACCTATGCGCTATCAGAGGGATAACGCAGAAACAGCTTGCAGAGCTGGCGGGAATAGCACAGACACACGTAACGGACATAAAGAAGGGGCGCAGGCAGCACGTAAGGGCGGCAGTTGCAAAAAAGCTGGCAGCAGTGCTGGGGGCAGAGCCGGAAGAGGTTTTCACGGATTATGCGGAAGCAAAAGCGGCATATCTGCGCGACATAGAGCAGAACCGGGAATTTATATTCAAGAGCATAGGCGAAAGGAACGCAGCCATTGAAAGCATGATACCGCTTGCAAAGGTTATGGCGAGGAAAAGCGCGTCAATGTTGCTGAAAAGCTGCCGGAACGGCTGTATAGATATGGACGACATTACAGCGGAGGCATTCTTAATTATTACGGAAACAGCCAATAACGCTATGAAAAGGGGCATACCGAAAGGCGCGGAAATCAGCCAGTATACATGCGGGGGCATAGAAAAGGGATTGGGAACGCTGTACAGGGCGCAGCATACGCAGCAACGCGCCGCCTGTAAGGTAATTTCCTATGATGTGCCTTTAAGCAATGAGGAAAAAGAAACTTACCTAGATTTTATTGAAGCACGCTATTTTGTCCACAGGGGGAAAACGCCGGAGGAAATAGTGATACTGCGGGAAGAGTGCAGGGAAGCCGTGCGGATGCTGCCGCCAGAGCGGAGGCATGAGCCGGAAATTGCAGCGCTGCTACAGCAGATTGCAATATAGGGCAGGAAGGAGGGAAAAACATGATGTACAGGAAATGTGAACGCTGCGGCGCTAACCTTGACTGGGGCGAGAAATGCGACTGCGGGCAGCAGGAAGGACACGGAACATATTCAGACGGGGAAAGGACGGAAAGAAGGAATGATTGCACTGGCAGGACAGAAACAAGGGCAGGAAGAGAGTGTAACAACCTACCGCTTCGGTGATGATGAAAGGGAGCTGACAGCCGGGGAGAAGGAAGCGTATGCAATGGCTGGAAGAATTGCGGAAAAGATACACTGTGCAGGGCTGGCGGCGGCAGCAGCGCAGTTTAGCAGAATGACCTACAAGGAATTTAAGCGGGCTTACAGGCTGCCGGAATGGGTAAAGCCGGAGGAATACTATTTCTTTTCAAAATCATTCTACCAAGCGTACTGCTGGGGGTATGAAGAGGGGGAGAAAATGAAAGAACACCAGTTCGATATAGGGAAAGAGGAAAAAGAAAAGCGCCTAACGGGAAACCGCTAAACGCTCCGTGCCGTACATATGCACTCAAACCAAATTCAGTATAGCATATGTACGGCAGGATTGCAAGCGTTTTAGCAGTTCCGGCGGGGAGTTCCGACCTTGTAAATAACGTTATCTTCTGAACCATTACAGGGAGGGGCTGGAAAGGAAAACATATGTACACTGAAAAGAAAATCATCATAGGGGATATTATGGAGGTCATGCGCTACCACTCCACCAAAGGGGGAAGTGTGCAGAGAGGGGAAAAGGAGAAGGAGTCAACGCCAGCACAGAAAAAGGCGAATGAGATAAGGACGGGCAACGAGCTTTGGAGGGTAATATACATAAATTTTGACGGGCAGCAGGGCGACCAGTTCAATACATTCACGTTTGCGGAGGATATAGGGGAAGAGGCGGCGCGGAAGGAATGGCGCAACTTTATCAAGAGGGCGCGGCGGTATGTGAAAAAGAACGGTATGCCGGAATTAAAGTATGTGTACACGTTGGAGAAGCAGGGGCGCTGGCATATACACGCAGTTATGAGCGGGATGCCCTTAGAGGATTTAGTAAAGCTCTGGGGGCGGGGGCGCGTCACTTCTTCCATTCTGGACAAGACAAACGATTATAAGGATTTAGCGGCATACATAACAAAGAACACGCAGCAGGAAGGGGAAAAGGAAGAGGCGGGGGGAGAGCCGGAAGGGAAAAGGAAAAACAAGCGCAGTTGGAGCGGAAGCCTAAACTTACAGCGCCCTATTGTGACGGTAAAGGAAATCAAGCGGGAAAGCATCATGCGGAAGATACCAGAAGCGCCGAAAGGCTATGTACTGCTGCCGGACTGGAAAGTAGGCTGCGATAACTGGGGGAATTTATACCAGCACTATAAATGCCGGAAGATAGAGGACACAGGGAAAGCAAAGAAGGGAAGGAAAAAGGCGGGAAAGACCAAGACTAAAAAGCGCCGTTAGCTCACTGGTTAGAGCGCCAGCCTTATTGCTGGGCGTGTCTGGTTCGATTCCGGCACGGCGCATTTGCAGCAGGCACGGCGAGCCTGCACCAGAGGGCAGCAGGCGAATAGCTGCATCTGGATACCGTGGCAAAAATAGCAGCGGTCATACCAGCTAGAGAGTATGTGGACGGTCAACAGGTTTTCTGCGGCTTTTTAAGGTGAAAAGCAGCCAACACGGTAAATATTACGCCAGAACAGGAGGCGGCGGCATGGACAGGCAGAGAGCGCCGCCAGAGCAGCCACACAAAACAGGAAAGGAAGGAAAAGGGAAGCAATGAACATTTTTTCGCGGATATTCCGCAAGGCAAAGCCCCCGGAAGGGAGGACGGAACGCGCAGAGATACTGGGCGGCGGCAGCTCTTTTTCAGCGTGGAACGGCGACGCATACGCAAATGACATATACAGGGGCGCAGTGGACGCGATAGCGCGGAACGTGGCAAAACTGAAAGGTTCGCATGTGATACGCTATGCAGACCATGACCGCACGGAGGGAGACTGCAAAATAAACCGCCTGCTACAGATAGAGCCTAACCCGTATATGAGCGCCTTTGACATGCTGTATAAGCTGGCAACGCATTATTTCCTTTACAACAATGCCTTTGCGTTCTTACAGAAGGACGAACGGGGGCGGCTTGTGGGCGTGTTCCCGTTAAATGCGGTGCATGTGGAATTTATGGCAGATGCAGCAGGGGCGCTGTACTGTGAGTTCCTTTTTTCCGGCGGCAAAAGCGTAGTGCTGCCATATGCGGACGTGATACACATGCGCAGGAACTTCAACAGCAGCGACCTTTTAGGCGACAGCAACGGGGCATTAGAGCCAGCGCTACAGCTTGCGCATACGCAGAATGAGGGCATCATTTCAGCGATAAACAGCGGCGCACAGCTCCGGGGCATCTTGAAGCGCACGCAGCTTGCGAACGTGGAGAAGCTGAAAGACATACAGGAGAATTTCATAAAGGACTATCTGACGATATCCAACAACGGCGGCATAGCTGTAATAGATAATGCATCGGAGTATATACCGCTGGACAACAAGCCCTATACAATCGACGAGAAACAGCTACAGGCGGTAAAAACAAAGATTTATGACTATTGTGGTTGCATCTATCCAGAAGGTTATTTAACATCGAATCAAATATGTCTGTTTAATCATGATCAAATAGAAGAAATATTTTATATAGGGTATGAAGATGAAGAAGAAAAAGAATTTAAAGAATCTTTAAAAGAAATTCTTGAAGAGTACCAAAATGGAGAATTAGATTTATCAAGTAACGAGATAGAAGATATAGAAGATGAGGAAGATGAAAAGGATTTAGACGAAGAAAACACCA